AAAATGAAGGATATGTAATGAAAACTAAAGAACCAAAGAAGCTAGACTTCTCAATGAAGGGTGGTAAGCCCAGTAAGTTAGTAGGCAACGAAGAAAAACGCATGAAGCGTAAAGCTGCTTTGCTGACTCATTTTAATAAGTTCCAAAAGGACATAGCTTAATATGGCAAGTTTGGCTGATTTGCTCCGACAAGGTGCGGATAAATTAGTTAACTTTCCGACTGAAGCACAACGCTTTGTGACTAACCCACAGGCGTTTATTCAGCTATTGACAGGCAAAAACGCATTACCTAGAGAAACAGGTTTTGCGGCAGGTGCTACAGGATTACCCGCCCAACAAGGCACAGTATTAGACCCAAGTTACCAAGCCTATATGCAAGGCTACGAACAAGGTGAGCCATTTGGTTATGCTGCTATGGCAACCCCCGCAGTAGTACCAGTTGCTAAAGCATTAGCCCCTAAAGCAGGGCAGATGGCTGAAAACTACATGGTAAATCAAGGATTTATGCCAAGCATCGTTGCTTATCATGGCACACCCCATACTATTAAAGACAAGTTTGACATAAGCAAGGTAGGAACTGCCCTGCATGCGCTATTGATGAATCATGCTGTGATTTTGATAAACTTATTTTTGCATGCAATATTGCACACAATAATGCTTACGTGTATGACAGATCATCATATAAGAATGCTTCCAGTAAAATGAAAATAACTTGCAGCGAGCACGGAGATTTTTGGCAAAGAGCATCTCAACATAGAGCAGGAAGAGGATGCAAAGATTGCACAATGGTTTCAGGATGGGGTAGAAGCAACTATATAACAGCATCTAAAAAACATGGTGGAATGTCTAAATTATACGTATGCAAGATGTCAAGAGATAATGAAACTTTTTACAAAGTAGGAATATCATTTACTGGATATAGTGGTAGATTTGGCGGAGCTGTAAAGCGAACATATAAGATGAGCCTTGTTAGGGAGCTTACTGGTGAGGTTGACTTTATTTGGAATCTTGAAAAAACATTACATAGAAAATTAAAACCACTCAGACATACACCAAGCATACATTTTGTTGGGTCAACTGAATGTTTTTCGGATATACCGAAAAGTATCCTAAAATTTATAGACAAACTAAAATCAACCGATCAAATACAATTAATCACTTAAATGTTAAAATAACCCTCATCCAAGAGGGCTTTTTATGCAAACAACAAACGCACAGGCACGTAAAATAATCAATGACCATGTGAAATCCTTCACTGGTATTCCACAAACTGCAATCAATTGGGAAAACCAAGCCAACTTCAAACCACCTACTACAACGCTATGGTGTCGCGTCACAATAGACTATGCTGATTCAAAAGAATCATGTCTATATAATGGTTTAATGATGCGAGATTACGGCATTATATCTATCCAATGTTTTGCACCCAAAGGTACTGGTGATATTGCTTTAATTGCATTGGCTGACGCATGGCGTGAGCACTGGAATGGATTCAATGTTGGTGATGTATGGGTGACTAAAACACACGCCCCAAATATTGCTAGAGCCGAACCCGATGACTTGTATATCATGGCTCTCGTTCGAGCTGATTTTCGTGTAAACTAACCATAAATATATAGGAGACGATAAATGTCAACTGGCAATAAACAAGTACTTCAATATTCAAAGGAGACGGTATTCGGCACTACGCCCGATCCTTTTATCCGAAAAGCTATTCCATTCACCACAATTGAACTAGATAGCGTACCAAATAAAGCAGATTCAACTGTAATTCTTGACAGTCGATTGGCTCAAAAAGGTGCAATTGTTTCTGTGAACCATGAAGGCAACTTGACGACAGAAATGCGTTACGGTGTCTATGATGATTTCCTAGCATCGAATGCAATGAACGAGTGGGCAGGCAATACGCTTACTTTCGGTGGTGGTGTAAAAATTCCATTGTCTGTAATGCGTGGCTATAAAGACGCAAATAACTATCACGTATTCGCTGGAACATTGGTGAATATGTTTGAGTTGAATATTGCGACTGAAAGCATTGTCACAATGTCATTTGGCTTAATGTCGAAAAGCCGCACACCGTCAATGATCATTCCGACCGGCACTGTGACCACTCCAACCCTACCACCGCCATATACCAACGTATCAGTAGGCGATATTCTGATTGATGGTCAATCAATGGCAGGGATTGCCTGTATTTCCGAGTTCTCATTTAGTTGGGATAACTCAATGGAAGCACGTAAATGCTTGGGTCAAGGTTTAGAGACTGGCAACATTGTGGCTAAAACTGCGAACGGTACAGGCTCGTTCACAATGGAATGGTCGCAAGATGCTTGGGAGCTTTACGAAAAGCAATTCTCAAACACCACGATTGGCGTAGTCGTTCCATTCTTGGATAGCGCAGGCAACGGCTATACATTGACGATTCCTGAAATGGAAATCACCGCACCATTACCGAGTGGTGGTATGGATGATACCTTGCAGCTTACTGTAGAGTACAAAACTACAGCTCAAGCGCCAGTTCTTGTCCGAGCGCCGTTTGTTGGTCCATAATCAAAACGCCCCCTCATAGTGATATGATGGGGCATTAATTTGGAGTGTGTAAATGTCACTAGCAATAAATACAGTTAAGCCAAAAAATACAGAACGATGGGTACACTATACCGATTCAGAAGATAAGGTATTGGCAAGTTTTCTTGTGCGAAATATTGGATTTAAAAGCTATCGTGTGGCGCTTGAACGTGCTAACAATCAGATTGCATCGAAAGGCTTTGATGTAGATTCAGCAGATAAAAACGACAAACTATTTCACGAATTGATTTTAGATGCTGTTGCTTGTCATTTAATCGTTGATTGGAAAGGATTGATTGACGAAGAAGGCAAAGACATTATCTTTACGACCGAAAAAGCTAAAGAGATTCTAACATTTGGCGATATTGGTATGCTGATCTGGCACTTTGTTCGTGATGAAGCGCAAAAGTTGCAAGACGAAATTGACCAAGAGCGTTTTGAAATCTTGGGAAAGTCAGAGAACTCTACGAGTGGTCAAAAGTCGGAAGCACAGCAAGACGAAACACAATCGAACGAGCCTTAGGAAAGAAAGAATCAAAAGCACCAGAATTTAGCTATGTCGCAAATGAAATACTGAAATCATATAATGATATTGCACGATCAAGACGATATGAGAATGGTATTCCGTTGACATTATCATCTGTGGAAATCAGTGCATATCTACAAATGAATGAGTTGCCGTGTGACCTAGCGATATTCAATGAAGCAATATTCATGTTAGACAACATGTTTGTTGATGAAGCATACAAGAAAAATGCATCCAGAAAGTAGGTATTAAATATGATAGAAGAAAGCAGACTCATTATCTCTATTGACGCTCGAAATGCAGAACGTAATGCACGAGAGCTAAATAGAGAATTAAACAGCATGACGACCAACGGTATTCGTGCTGAAAGACAGATGAATGGCATGGGGTCTGCTTTCCGTTCGCTTGCAGGCTATATGGCAGGCGTTGTCACCATTGGTACAGCCATTAGCAAAATGGATACCTACACTGGCTTACAAAACAGACTAAAACTTGTCACTGACTCGCAAAATGAATTAAATCAGGCAATGTCTGATACTTTTGCTATTGCTCAAAAGACGGCTTCATCTTGGGATTCAACAGCAATGGTCTATCAACGATTTGCAGATAATGCGGATCGGCTTAACATCACAATGAAGCAGACCGCGTCACTTACTGAAACAGTATCTAAAGCTATCTCAGTGTCTGGTGGTACAGCAGCAAGCGCGGACGCTGCTTTAGTCCAATTTGGGCAGGCCTTAGCATCTGGTGTTTTACGCGGTGAAGAATTTAACTCTATTGCAGAGCAGGCCCCCGGCTTACTTAAAGCAATTGCCAATGGTCTTGACACAAATGTTGGATCACTTCGCGGAATGGCAGCAGAAGGAAAGATTACAGCCGATGTATTAGTGAAATCACTAACTAAAGCACAACCATACATTGACGACCTATTCAATAAAACAGATTTTACAATCTCGCAATCATTCACCAAGTTATCAAATGAAGTAACAAAATTTGTAGGTGAAGCAGGTAAAGCAAATGGTGCTGCATCTGGATTGTCTGACGCGATTAATGTGTTAGCAAACAACCTAAGCACGATTGCTAACATCGCTGTTATCGGCGGTGTAGCTTTGCTAACAAAAACTATTTTGTCGCAGACTGTGGCTATCTATGGGTCGGTTACTGCATCTATTCAGCGACGTGCAGCAGACTTGGCAGCACTAGAATCTCAAGCTAGATTAGCGAGCTTAGAAGTACAGCGCACAAGACAAGTTGCAGCACTAGCAGCTACAGAAGTCAATCTTGCACGTATCGAGTATAACGGTGCTGTTACACGTGCAGAGCGAGCAGCAGCGACAATGCGATTAACTCAAGCGGAAATTGCGCTTGCTTTAGCTGAGAAACAGAAGACTGCTTCAACGATTGCAGACACAGCAGCACAGAATGCTAATAATGCAGCTCGTTCTCGTGGTGCTATGCTGCTTGGATTGGTTGGTGGCCCAATCGGAGCAATTACAATTGGCGTTGCCGCTTTAGCTGCTGGATATATGTATCTAAAAGCAAGAACTGCTGAAGCTACTGCAAAACTAGAAGAACAAGGCAAGGTTGCATTAGAAACAGATGAAAATTTAAAGCAACTCGCTGGTAATGATAAGATTTCAGCAGTTAAAAATCTAACAGCAGCTTTTAATGATCAAAACGACAAGCTAGCAAAATCAAAAGAATCTGTTGATGCTGTTTTATTCGCTATTCGCGCATCATCAGTAGAGAATGAAAAAGCACGTAAAATAACAGAAGATGCAAGAAATGGCGTAATCAGTTATAACGAGGCAATTCAGCTATTAAATAAAGAAAAAATATCAACAGACCTTTACGACAAACTAAAGGAGCAGGCTAACCAGTATGATGAAAACTCATTAAAAGCGGGTAACTCCCAACGAGTATTAAAAATTCTTGGAGTCGAGTTCAAACTTGCTGGAAATGCAGCGCAGAATGCAGCCAATCAGATTGATAAAAACTCTGATTCTATGGATAAAAACGAAACAGCAGCTCAGAAGGCTGCACGCGCACAAAAAGAATATACTGCTTCACTATTCGATAAAGACTTTGAAGCAAATTTCACCAAATACACATTAGCAGCAGGATTGAGTGAAGGGAAAACAAATGCATTACTAGAAGCTGCAAATTATGCACGTAAAAAAGGTGTTGAATTTACAAAAGAAATGGCTCAAGAAGCATTAAGAGTATATGAAATAGAAAATAAAAATAAAGAAGTAATTGACGCTCGAAATGAAGCGGAGAAGAAAAATACTAAAGAGAAAGAGAAACAGCAAAAAATACTCCAAGCAAGCGCAAAAGTTCAAGCCAATGCAGCGAAGTATAATTTTAGTGGTCTTGAGTCAAAATATAGCTTACCAAGCGGTATGCTTGCTGCGCTCCATGCAATTGAAACTGGAAATACAGGGAAAACAGGGCAAGTAAATAAGCAATCAGGTGCTACTGGTGGATTCCAGTTTCTATCAGGGACTGCTAAGCAATATGGGGTAAAAGACCGCACTGATTTGCAGCAAAGCGCAGAGGGCGCTGCAAAATACATGTCTTATCTCTTAAAACTATTTGAGGGAGACTTAGAGAAAGCTGTTCGTGCATACCACGCTGGTGAAGGTAATGTTCAGCGTGGAACTGGAATGGGTAAATATAATAATGATTACTGGGAGAAATTTAAAGGTTACTCTGCTGGCGGTGGTGGCTATAAGAGTGGCGATGTGTCTAGCAAAGACTTTGAAAAAATGCTTGAGGATGCTACAAAGATAGTACAAGAACAAGCTAATGCCAGAAAAAACCTAGAGTTTGAAGTAGCAAATGAAGTAACAAAAATCCGCGAAAACCTAAAAGACAAATTAATTGAACTTGATAAGGCTGGATTTTCTCCAGAGCGTAAAAAAGAGCTTGAAGATGAATATAAGGCTCGTGCTGAAAATGAAATAGCTATAGCTGAATATGCTTTAAAAACAAAACTTGAAGATTACAAGTCATTTGAAAAAAGTGAGTCTGAATTACTAAAAGCTAGTTTTGATGAGAAGAAATTCTACGCTGCTAGAGATATTGAGCTATCAAAAGAACAGCGCGTACAGGCTGTAGCATTACTTGATAAGCAGTATAAGCAAGAATCAGCATATCTTGAGCTTGGAAGACAGCAGCGTATTTTTCAGTATAAACAAGGATTAATGACTGAAACGGCAGCCATGCAAGAGCGCTATCGTCTTGAGATGATGGAACTCATGAAGATAATCGATATTGATGAACGTAGAATTGCAATGCAAGCCAAAGCATCTACATTCATTCGTGGTAGCTTAGCGCCAGTCGGCACACCGTTGCCAGTTGATCAAACTGGAATGACGAACGAGCAAAAATTACAAGAAGAAACAGGGCGTGAGCTTCTTGCAATGCAAGCTCGTTATCAAGCAGCACAAGTAGCGGCACAAGATAATGCCGATGAATTACTTCGTATTGATCAGGTATATCTAAAAGCAAAGGAAGATCTTCACGCTCAGCACGACTTTAAAGTTGCTGAGGCAAGAAAAGCCGATCATGACGCTCAGTTGCAGCTATATGGTCAAATGCTATCTCAAGCATCTACTGTATGGGGATCAATGACCCAAATGGTCAAGGATGCCAAAGGTGAAAATTCTAAAACATTTAAAGCAATGTTCTTGGCTCAACAAACAATGGCTATTGCTCAGCAGATCATTAATACAGAACTTGCCGCTGGCGCAACTACAGCACAAACGGGTATTTTTGGTATCCCTGCCGCTTCTGCAATTCGCGCTATGGGCTATGCGTCTGTGGCATTAATCGCAGGGCAAACCATTGCAGGATTCAAAGACGGTGGTTACACAGGAAACTACGGAACAAGCCAAGTTGCAGGCGTAGTACATGGTAAAGAGTTCGTTGTAAATGCAGAAGGTACTAGACGTAACCGCGCAGCACTAGAAGCCATGAATAGTGGTGCAACACTTAGCGGTGGCGGTGGAATGGTGCAGCCAATCGTGAATGTGTATACACTAGAAGGTGAGACAGCAGACGTAACAACCAATGCAGATGGTAGTCTTGATATTCGCATTCGCAAGGTTGCAGGGGATTATTTAAGAAATGAATTATCAAGCCAAAATAGTCAAACAAGCAAAGCCATCAAGCAGAATTTTAACGTCACAGCAAAACGATAAGGAATAAAAATGAATAGACTTGCTTATTGTCCGAACCAAAGCGGTTATTCAGCCGCATTCGGCAATGATGTTATTAGCCAAGAGCTAGACGGTGGCGGTGGTCGTTACCGCCGTGACATCCGCAGAAAATCACATACAGCTAGTGTGAATTGGCTTATTGATCTTGCAGGATACCAATATATAACAGCATTCTATCGGGTATGGGCGCGCAATCCGTCACAGCCATTTGTTGCTCAATTGGTAATTGATGATGAACTGAAAGACTATGAGTGCTTTTTCAGGAGTCCGATTAATTTAGATTCACAAGAAGGTCTAGCTTATAAAGTTTCGGCACAATTAGAGGTTAAGGCGCTTATTTCTAATGATGCTCTTGATGATGCTATTGTGGCTATTAGTGTTTTTTCAGATACATTTAATCCGCTTGATGAGTTAGCCAATCAAGAACTACCAGCAGCATTAGGGGAATAAAATTGAGTCAATACACGTCATTTTTTCTTAATGCGAAGGGTGGCTTGATTTATCTTGAGTGCATTGAGATTGATCACTCTACATTTGCACAACCATTCCGATTTGTCAGAAACGACACATCTGGAATCACAGTGAAGCATGAAGATGGATTAGATTATTTTTATCAATATCAAGTGCTAGAAATTCAACGATCAAATGTCACAAATGACTTAGATCAAATCATGAATATTAATTTTTTTGATACAAATGATGAATTTATGGACGCAATTGAATCAATAGAGACTAATGAGCGACCAACATTTAAATACAGAGCGTACCGAGATGATGATTTAACATTTCCAATGCAATTAATTCAAACGCTAGAAATAACTTCTGCAAGCAAAGATAGTAGCGGTGTAGTGACATTTGAAGCTAGAGCGCCAGAGCTGAATGCTGTAAAAACTGGTGATGTTTATACACTAGAACGGTTCCCAATGTTGCGAGGCACCTTATGATCGAATTATTTAATCGAGAATATTCTCAGCAATACACCTGTAATGAATTTGCATGTGAAGCTTGGCAGAAGATTACTGGTGAAGATTTATCAAAAAGAATGAATGATCATTTAAATGGGGTTGGTACTTTCGATGAATTAGTGGCACCTGAGTCGCCATGTATTGCATTTTTCTCAATCAATAAAAAATTAGATACGCACGTTGGTATCTTTTACAAAGGGAAGATTCTGCATTTATCAATGCGTGGTGTTCAATATGTGCCGCTTGAATTTGTTATGATTGGATTTAGAGAAGTGAGGTTCTATAAATGATCGTAAATATTCGACCTGATCCATTTGACAAAAAAACATGGTACACAAAAGAGGTTCCAGACTTATGTGCATATTTAGCGCAAGAGTTTGATGTATTCCCAAGTAATGCCCGTATTTATCATGGCATGGTGACGTTTAAAAATGATGTAACACCGATTGATGAGCGTGGAATTAATAATTTACAGAGCCTAGATGGCGAGTTTTATGTGGTTGTTTATCCAAAAGAGCCAATCTCTGCTGCATTATGGGCGTTATATGCGGTAATTGCCGCTACTACTGCATACAGTCTATACATGGTTTTGACCATGCCAAAGCCTGTTATTTCAGCAGCACAGTCATCAAACAACGACCTTGCTTCTCGTCAAAACCAAGCTCGTTTAGGTGGTCGTGTTCCAGAAGTTTTTGGTAAATTGCGTGCTGTACCTGATTTGATTTCAGCGCCAATGACATATTACGATGACAATAATAAAGAAATTGAAGAATGCTTGATGTTATGTACACGCGGATATATTCAAATCCATGATGTAAAAGATGACCAAACAAGCATTAATGACATTGCTGATATGGCTGTGTCGGTTTACGATCCATTTACAAGTATTATTGGTGCACCAATTTACCAAGTTGGTGAAGCATTTACTGAGCCGCCAAGTTTCTCTATTAAATCAAAATCAATCAATGGTCAGACATTAAATGTTCCGAATGACCAGAAGATTGAATCATCTGAAATCTATTTCCAATTTCCTGATTTGATTAAGACAGCATCACCTTTTATCAATTTAGATACCTTGTTTGACGAGGATGACTCAATTGCTATTTATGGTGCTGAGTTTATTGTTGATAATGCTTTATTTTCTGGCGCACTAACAGTAAAAGCAACGAAACAGATAGTCATTAATTCAGCTCAAGATATTTTAAGCGTAAACAACTTCCAAAGCATTATATTGTCCGCTGCATTGGTAAAGGTTATCACTACTATTCCACCAGTCCCACCAGCAACAGACCCAACTATTATAGAAAACTACTATGATCTTTCGGGCAACTACTCGGTATCTTCAACAGTAAAAACACCAATACTTGGCGGTTTCGAGTATTTAATCACGCTTCACAATGCAGAGCAAATAAACCAGAATTGGCAATATATCGAAGAAGATTATGATATTAATGCGGGTGTTATTTTCACCAATAATACTAGCTCAATCAATCTTAATGGCACATACATCGTTGATTCGGTATCAGCAAATGAAATTAAATTAATCAATCCTGATTTGCTAAATAGTGATTGGTCAAAACTCAACACACTAGCAAATCAGAATACACAAAGCCAGCCGCGCAGCATTCGACTAGACAAGCTCAATAATAGTTGGGTTGGTTGGCACAACTTAGATTTAGAGAATACGGAAGAATTAGTATTTAACTTGTTCTATCAGAATGGTTTATTTTATCAAGACTCAAAAGGCGGTGTATGGGGTGATACCATGACTGTATTAGTTGAGTATCAATATATCAATGCAAGCAATCAGCCAATTGGCACAATCTACTCTGAATTATTTAGTGTTTCAAATAGCTCAAAAAGCCCATTTGGAACAACAAGAAAAATTATACTTCCTGTTGCTGGCAAAGTTAGATTCAGGATTGCTCGGACAACACCAACAAAAAATGATAAAACACAAGATTTAACCAAAATAAAGGATGTATACGCTGTATCAAAAAGCACTGTATTGAATTATGGAGATGTAACTATCATTCGATCAAAAACCATTGGTACAGAAGGCGCTTTATCATTAAAAGAGCGCAAACTCAACATGCTTGTTACTCGAAAATTACCATTAAACGGAACTGGTGCATTAACGCCAACTACATCGGCAGCTCAAGCATTGATATATCTAGCTTTTGATAGTAAGAATGGGCGCAGAAGTTCATTTGAAGTAGATGTAGATCAAATATTAGCTACAGAGCAAGAAGTAAATGCCTATTTTGGTTCAGCCAAGGCAAGTGAATTCAGCTATACATTAGATGATAACAATCTGTCATTTGAAGAAATCGCAGGGATGGTGGCAAGCTCGTGTTTCTGTGAGCCTACGCGCTTCGGTAGTAAATTAAGACTTAATTTTGAGCAACCGAAAGAAATCCCAACCTTGCTATTTAACCATCGCAATAAAGTACCAAAAAGCGAAAAACGCACACAAAGTTTTGGGGTATCAAAGGACTACGATGGTGTACAGATTGAATACACATCACCAAACGATGATGCTCGCATAAATTACACAGCGCCAGAAACAGGGACTAGAAACAACTTATTGAAGATCAGCACAACAGGTATCCGTACAGAAGAACAGGCCAAAACGCGCGCTTGGCGCGAATGGAACAAATTATATTATCAGCGTGTGACTTGTGAATTTGAAGGACTGGACGAATCAAACCTATTATCACGAAATGATTTAATTTTGGTTGCAAATAACACCAAATTAACAACACAGGATGGCGATATTGAATCCATAGATGGATTGACACTTTCATTGTCTCAAAATGTTATAATTGAAACTGGCAGTAGCATATATTTGCAAATGTCGGACGGCACAGTTGACATTATTGGTTGTGTTGAAGGATCAGCAAAAAATCAAGTTATTTT